TTACTGCTCTACTTTTCCACCAGCAAACATATATGGGTTTACATAGCCTATATATGTTTCAGGACTAAAATCTTCAGGTTGTGCCTTAACTAACTCACCTAAAGCCCATTCATAAGGGATCTTTTCCCACCCTGGCACAGCTTGGATGGTGAAAGTATTTACAGATAAGGATTCTTTCCCTTCATCCTTTTTGGCTTTTGATACATACGATGCAATAGTGACAAAAGTGCTATTATTGACATAGTCAACTTGCAAGCCTGTGACTGCATGATGTTCTGACATGGCGCCAGTACGAATATCTTCGATTTGTTTTGAGATGTATTTCATTTTTTTACTCCAATAAAAAACCGCACAATGATTGCTCAAAGTGCGGTTAGTTTTAGTTAAGTCAAACTAGATTACGATTTGACCGTTCTCTTGTTTTGAGTACGTAGCGATAGCTGAGTACATTGGGTTTAAGATTTTGTTAAATGTTGTCATGTTTACTCCTAATTGTAATTTAATGGCATGCCATCGAGATCAACTGTTAATATGAATGATGATGGCGGTGTGATTATCTGATCCCATGAGAACCACCATCCATCAATCCCAGATAGACAAACCCAAGAGTATTGGATCGTATTTTTATCTTTAAAAAAGAAGCCCTCTCCAAGCTCATAGTTATTAAATGTATTATGCCCTCCAGCAGGTGGGAGATATTGCCCTGGCAATCCTCCCATCATGCACCTCCTCACAAACGGCATTAATATCCCGACTTTATTTGATAGATTTGAAAACTTTGATATATCAATTTTTAAGTCATTACTTATAGATGGTCCCGCTCTCCCTAACTGATGCATCCCGAGCAATTTAAGCCTATACCAGTCAGAATGGTATATGATTTCGCCTTTTTCATTCCATAAGGTTAAACCGTATTTTGCTGTTTCTGGCTGCCAATCATCAAATATATAATATTCAATGCCTTCATTTACATGCAGATTCCACCAAACGTAGATCTGAAATCCAAAAGTATTTCTGTACTCACTATTAATATAGTCTTTGTTTGTCATATTCCTGCTAACTGGAACATACGTAACTTTACTGTTGTAATCATGCCCTCTTGGGTGGATGACTATTATTGGCGAGTTAAATCCGACACACGGAATATAGCAGTCTTTAGTCATGCCATTGATTTCGAAGTCTTTATCGTATAAAACCCCTGACTTGCGTAAATGATAGTTTTTGTATGTATCATCAATGATATTGATAGCATCTTCTGAAGATATTTTAAGCATCTGGGCAAATTCCTACATTTATATAACATCCACCAAAGATAGCAGTTCGCTTGGGCGCAACATCGGTAGAATCAAATCCGACTGGATTATCACCAAAAAGGTCAGAAACGCCATTTTTTTTGTCGTAATTGCGAGGGAATAATTCCCTGTCGTAAATGTAAAAGTCCCAACTGATTAGGTTGCCTGATATTTTCACATTTGGGTAAAAACATCCGTTAAGTTCTGCTGGAGAGATAAAATAAAATGGGATGTAGCCTTTAGGTATATTCAACAATTCATTCACAATAAATGACCCACTACCTGCTTTCTGGTAAGCATAGTCGTATGCTACGATAAGAGGGACGTGCAACTTTGCTATAATTCTCGCAAATTTACTCGTTACCTTATCCCTAATAATCCCATCTGCATTACATACTTCAAATCCGTAATTTGCCATTATAATCTCCCCATTTTCACCCTAACATTACCACGATCATCATAAACAATAATCTGGTCATTATTCATAACCAAACCTCTATTTTGAGAGCTTGCTCGAACTAAAAAATTACCAGTTCGTCCAACTCTCAAAATACCGTCATTGCCGCTTATATCAATTTCACCACCAGTTATTCGTGGTGCCCTAATTTCTTGGTTAGCCATAATATGGTTGCCACGGATTGTGTCTGCAATAATACTGCCACCGTGCACTTCCGTTAAACCAGCATTATTCCATGGACTTGGTTCTGTTGTGTATTCGGTGCACTCTTCAAGCATAGGTCGCGCAACCCGTAGATGCTTATTCGATTCGTTGCTGTTTGATATAACCCAGAATATTGGAGTAATTCGTTCTACATCACTAGGTGCTTTAAATTTTACAAATGCACGTTTTGTGTACCCGGAAAGACCACCACTGAAAGAATAACCGATAATATCTTCAGAACTAAAATCCTTATACCCTCCTTCTTTAAGATGACATCTTGCAGTTAATTTTGCTTTTGACCTATGTGCGCCAATATATGCAGAAAGAATATACCATTTATTTCCTAATACTGGCGCAGATTGCATTGCCACCGTGCCAGATGCCGATGAATCGCCGTCAATATTAAAAATAAGCTGATTTTCTCCAGGTAAATAGTACGTTAATCCCCAAGCGTCATTAGCTTGCTTTGAATCCGCTCTAAGATTTCTCGCCGTTGAACTTCCCCACCAGCTACATCCGTGAGGCAATCCATCATTTTTCACATTTGCAAATATTGGATTATACAAGAGATTTCCGCCACTACCCGCTGACAACTTATCTCTCGTCACCGACCCTGCTACAAACAAATCGCCACGAATACCGACTTGCCCATTTGCAACAGAAAACACTGGTTTTACATTACCGTCATTCGCATTTGCCACAATCCCGAATTTATCAGCCATAACAATAACCGAGCTTTCGTCTTGATTTGCACCAAGTGCAATACCGGCAACAGCAGTCCGTCCACCAGCAATAGCTTGTGTTTTAATTGTGTGCATCGAGCTAACTTTGCCATTAAGTCCTGCTACAGCACTACTCACCTGTGATACTGTTGATTCTGCTTTGCCAACTTTAGCGGTTAATGCGTTAATTTGTTGTGCATTCGCTTTATCACTTTGCGCTTGAGCTTGTCTTACTGCGGTAATGCCTGATAAAGCTGATTCTGCCTTAGCTGTCACAGTTTTAATTGTTTCAGCTTGTGCTTGGTCTGTTTTTTCAAGATTTTTAATTGCAGTTCCTGATGATTGAGCTTGTGCAGCTATTTGAGCCAATGCCCCCGCAACAGCAGTTTGTCTTGTTTTAGCTTCTTCGCCAACAGCATTATTAATATCTGCTTTAATGGAATTGATAAGCTCTTGACCAAGTTGGGATTTAGTAATTTTCCCTTCTAACGCATTTAACAAATTATCAGGATTATGGTCTGCTTCACCAAATACAGCCGCGGTAAACTCCCCTTTGTTGTCGTTTTTATCGCCGCAACGCAACCAAAAATAGTATTCCGCGCTCAATGGCACTCCACTCATAACATAGTTATTTTGTGGATATGGCAAGGTTGCCACTTTAACCGCTTTGCTAATATCATTAGTTGCACCGCGCCAAACCTCGGTGTAGTTACCGACTGTGGCCGTCTTAGGTAAATCCCAATCAAGCTCAATTGCAAACAATAGCGACTTAGTCACAAATCGAGGGATATTGAGATTAATCTCAAACGTGCGCGTTACCGGATCGGACAGTTGCCCTAAACCGTTTTTGCCTCGTATCTCTACCGTATAGCTTCCGCTCGGTAGGTTATCAAAACTAATTTCCGGGCTGTCTAAGTCTAAGTGAGTGCTGTACAAATTACCGTTGCGGTATAACTTAATGTCATACTTAACGGCTCCTTGATTTGTTGGCGTGGTCCACGTTAATTTAACCCCGCCATCACCAAAGCTAATATCTGCGTTAGCGGGCTTATTAACTCCTGCGCCATGAGCCGTAGTAACGGACGGCACAAAACTAGCACTACCATCAACAATAGCCTGTTTTTGTGGCTCATGTTGTAATGCGGTAATGGTATAGCTTCCGTCGTCATTTTCGGTAATGCCGAGGGCGCGGTAGAGTTGCGTTGACACTACGCCCGATTTAAGCACCCAGTTATCAAAAATACTCAATCCTTGCGGCACACTATCAAGCTCAACGATTGCCGGATTAACCTTGTCCACCGACTTAATTTTTATTTTTGTCAAACCGTCAGTGGTGATGTAGTTTAGATAGCTCTCGCCCTTAATCTCTACAGGTTGATCTAACGTCACCTTTTTACCACTGATTGCAACAACTCGCCCACCTAAAACTTTGCCGGCATAGTTGTTATCTGCGACCTCGATAATGTCACCGGGTAAGTGCATTAATCCTTGTCGTCCAACGGCAAAAGTAATCGTACATTGCTCAAGGCGTGATGTCTCCAACACCCATTTGCCGTATCTGTGAGCCTGACCGCGCGAGGTGCAACCATAAGCAGTCATTTTTTTGACGTTGTAACCGTAACGGGCAATCATGCTATCATCGGCAACGTACTCAATCGCCTTTTGGTATAAGTTGCGCTCATCTGCATACTCAACCTCAACCGCGGTAAAAATCGCCTTGCCTGCGGTGTATTGTCGGCTAAATTTGCCGTCAACTACGTTTGATTGACTGTATAAGCACACCGGGTCGGTTGGTCTATCTTGGATTGCGGTAAATTGTGTGCCATCCCAAACCGCAATAGCTCTAAATACGGACGCCATATCAGAGATGACGTTATAAGCGTCTCTTTGCTCGGTAATCCATAAGTTAGATACCATGCGCGGCTCTTTGCCACCGTAGCCGTCATCTACAAGCTCATCACAATATTTGGCAATCTCATACAGCATAAATTTATCAATGCCAAAATCACCAATACGCTCACCTAAGCCTGCTAATTTATCTGTGATAAGGTCGTAAAAAATCCATGCCGGGTTATTAGTCCAACCCAACTTAAAATCACCGCGCCACAATCCCGGTGCGTACGTGCGCGCCTCGGGGTCATAGGTTGTTGGTATTTTGATAATGCGCCCATATAGCAAAAAGTTGATGTTGGGAAAATTTGGGTTGTATCGGCTATCGGTCTTGATGCCGACAATAGCCATATTTGGATAGCTTAATTTGGTGTCGATAATCTCCGTGTAACTTACCCAATGCGTGCCATTTTGTAAGCGTTGAGATTTGCTATCCGCAGTCACGCGTTTGACGGTAACCGTAAATGGTCTTGGCGGCAAATCATCTATGACGTAACTGCGGTAAAATCGAGATGATGATTTGCCCTCGATCTGATACGTTCCGCGTGGCGTGTTGTTGATTAAAATTTGGAAATCAACCGATGTGCCGTTGGTATCGCCTTGATCATTTTGCGAAATCAAAGCATTTATGCCGATCGTCAGACGTAAGCGTGTTACATCTGGATCTATAACCGATCTCGTAATAGGATGTTGCTGTTTTACCTCTGCTCCAACAGATACCTCTCGCTCAGATGCTTCAAATCCCTCTAATGGCTTTTGGTCTTGATAGCCTAGATTGTATTGGATCTCTGTGTTTTTAAAGTTAAAACTAGCGGCATCATTATCATCTACACCATTAGCATTTTGGATCGGTGTATTGTCAAAATACGTGTCTTTCCATTTGTTCGCTGGCCCTTTAATTGGTCCGAGCGAAATTAAACCGATTGCGCGTAGCTTTTGCGCCGAGCGTAAAGAGTCTGGCGCCTCGTGCGGAGTATGTCCGCCGCCGCCTTTTGAACTACCACCCATCTATTAATCCTTAAAATAAAAAACCACGCATAAAACGTGGTCTAAATGAAATCTATTTTTTACTTTGTCGGCATATCGTCAAACGTCTCAACCCCTTGTGATATAAGCACAAGACTTGTTAGCATTTTGCCGTACAGCAAAGGGATTGGTCTGCCTTGCGGGGTTAAGTTTTTGATGTTGCTAAACGAGGTGCTTTGTTTTTTTTCGCCCTCTTTGCTGTAGTCACTCATGCTCGGAGGCTTGGTTAACAATCCAACAACCCCGGATAATGTAAGTGATGCACCCATTGCCCCCATCATGGTAGCCGCCATACCCCATGCTGGTGGCGCGTACCACGCAATAACCATTAGCACAACTCCGGCAACGATTTGTAATACATTGCCGCCCTTACCTGCCCCGGCAACTACAGGCGTTAAATGCACTGTACAACCATCTTTGAGATCAATGATTGGCGTTGTTTTGAGTTGCTCCTCAGAGAGATACTTACTACCTACACGGATTTTATAATAGCCTTTGCGGATGTGCTGTCTAAGGCCTTTAATTTGCGTAAATAACCCGCTCATGAGCTCTTTAAAATTGCTAACCTCTAGCTCTATCGGGCTATCTGCAAATCGTTTAAGATCACCGTAAAATTTAACTTGTACCAATCTCTAAATCTCCATATTGAGTGAGTGTGCTTGAGCCAAAATCCGTTATACGGTACACGCGCCGATAATCTATCCTCGCTGTGGTGTATCATCATTTGGTTACCCAAATAAACCCCGGCATGATTAGCTACATCGGCGCCGACTTGGATTAGGATAATGTCACCAAGCTGTACGTCATCCTCTTGCATCAACTTGTAAAATCCGCATCGTTGCAATCCCTCCTCGTACAGATTGGAGGATTTAAACCAGTCAAACGGATATATTGACTTATCATCTAAATCAATACCGGATAACATATAGCTGTCTAATACGATATTTCGGCAGTCTTGTTTGTTGTTTTCAAACTGGCGCCCGATTAATGGCGGGACATTGCGAAAACACTTAATGTCGCCATCAACCACAAGCCAAAAATCTAAATCTAACCGCACTTGGCACTCTCTGTCTGCCGTGGATAAATAAGGCAATCCGCGCTCATCATTAAAACTAGGGTGTGAGTGGACTAGCGCAATAATTTTGCCTATCTCCTCGGCATCGATAAATTCTTCCGGCGCAATCTCAAAATAATTAATTGGGTCGGGGGATATGTTTACGCACGGGATATAGATATTTTGCTTGCCGTCAAAAACAACAAAACCGCATGATTCCTGCGGCTTGCATTGTTCGGCGTGCGCTAATATCTCTTGTTTTAGCTTATCATCAATCATGATTAGTTACCGTATTGTGTCGTACTTGGGAATCCGCCAAAAGGCAAAATTGCATTATCGCCAAAGCGTAATTTACAACCTCTTATGCAGTGTGAGCACTTATCCTTTTTGATGTCACTTGTCGGTTTATCAAACTCATCTGCCACCGCTCCACCTGTGTAACCACATTGCGCGGAGCGATACTGCCAAATGCAAGTGTCAGAGGTAATCATTAGTAACGGGATTTTTGCGTTATCCGTCTCAGCAGGTGACGCAAGCTCAAAAGTTGCCTGTTGATCGTCAAGCGATTTTAACTGCTCAATGATATAGTAACTACGCACCTCTTGATTTGGGTCGGCATTAGGGTTAACGCCACCAGGAAAGTTTTTAGCGTCCAAATGCTCGGCATACACAAGGCGCCGAGTGACTTTAGCCCCCACTCCTTGCCCAAAGTGAGCCACAATACCAGTAACCAATCCGTAAAGATTGGAAACGGTTAATGTCGGTCTATTGCTTGGACCTTGTCCACTAATCTCAAATCCATCTGCTTTAATTGGGTAGGCTTGATACTCGTTACCCTGCCACCACAAGTTAACCTGTGACTGATTTAAGCCGTTGTGAAACCGCAACAACTCGCCTTTAGTACTTGGTTCTGCACTGCTTGAGATGTGTCTTAAATCAATCTCCCACAGTTCAATCAAGGCGCCCTGTTCTAATTCCGGCAAAAGTGCGGTCATTTTATCCGGTAGTTTTTTTGGCATATTTGCTCCAATAAAAAACCGCACCCTGTTTCCAAAGTGCGGTCGGATTTTGTGGTGTTTTAGATGGTGGTTTCGACTTTACCGAAGATTTTTTCGTTAAAGCTGCGGATATGCTTCAGTACGCGCCAGTTTGTTTCTGGATCTGCTTCAATGTCGACGGTGATACGTTTCACTACTTCGTTGAAGCGGCGTAGTGTGTTGCGATATTCAACAGCATTATCTCTTGCTTCGACGGCGAATTTTGAACCGATGGCAGCAAGCGGGCTGTAAAGCTCGTGCAGTAGGTTGTTGTTGCGTCGGAATGCGAAGCACGCCCAAGCTACGGTTTGCAGTTCATATTCGGTAAATTCAAAAGAGAATTTCTTTTCACTGCTAGGTAGTTCAGGATCAGTGATCAACTCCCCTTCTAAAATTATCTTGTGAACATACTCTACTGCTTGAGGTAATTGTTCTAATGTCAAATCTTCAATTGATTCCACATTAAAGCGCTGATGAATTAAATGATAGGCATCGGAATAAATTAAGCCTTTTTTACTCACCAACATATTTACGGCATTGCGTAGGCCTGTGCGATCATCTACCGTGGTTTTACGTTCAGCTTTACCGTTAAACCAATAATCATGTAACGCTTGGTAACACTCTTTTTTGTATTTGATTAATGTGTCACGAATTTCAGGTTTACAACGATTAATATCAATACCAAATAACCAACCGTTTAAATATTCGATTGGTAAGCAGATCATTTCACGTTTTTTACCATCTTCGGCTACTATGGTTATGATGACCATAGTTGAATTTAATACATCATCACGTTTCATTCGAGAATATTGAGATTTCCAATCCAAGCCGATATTTTCGCAGATTGGTTTCATAGCAGTGTAATATGTACCGTTTTGTTTAAATGTAACTAAAGATTGATGATTGAATGAAATTGTTTGAGTTGAGATTTGATTAGCCATTTCTGACTCCTGTTTGATGTTTCTGAAAAAATTTGACCTGATAGGGTCGCCAAGAGGTTCAGAAGTCGCAAACAGTCGACCGGGATTATTCCCCTTTCGGGTATTTTATTCTCCGCCCTCTCGGCATAGATAAGATGTGGTTATGCGTAATGAATGTTTAATGGCAATAAACAAACAAGGTTGCTAAATTTCACGCATAAAAAAACCGCTATGCTTTCGGGTGCGGAATTGCCGCTGTTTGTAAGGTTTCTGACGCCTTGATTGAAAGTGTATTGATTTATCGAAAGACTGTCAATTAGATTTTAGAATCAATTCCAGCTTGTTTTAAAATGCCATTTGCTGTGTGGCGGTTGGTAATAGTATAAGCAACAGGGAAAGGCTTTTGAGTAATTGGGCTGTTCCAAATTTCATGGCTGCCCTTTCCCTGACGTAAGAATGTGCAACCATATTGCTTGAGTATTTTTATAAGTTGATCGTAATACCCACTGCCCATCGTTACATCTCCAAGCGTTGGAAATCTGCGTGGCTTTCAGTTTGGATAAAAGCAAGGCGGATATTATCACTTTCACTGCCGTAACCTTGTAATTCGTGCATTTCAGGTGCAATTTCCCACACGCGTTGTTGCAATTCTTCATAAGTGCGGCCTTCAGTGACAAGATGCAACTTATCGCACGTGCCAATCCACGCGGGGATGTTATCTTCTACATCGTACATCACTTCCACGATATAAGGCGGATTGATTTTATCCAAGCGTTTCTTCACTGACATAAGCGTATCCTCAATGGTTATGCCGAAATAACTATTGGCGTTTGATAAAGTTCCAATGTACCACGTTGTAAAGGTGCTAGCTTGGAATGCAGCACTACGCATGATTTCATCATCGACATCAATCAATTCACTACAAAAATGAAGTAAATTACCCACAGCGTGAAAATGAATTGCTGCACCAATTTTAGATTCTCCAATCACCACTGAAACCACGTCGGATTTATCGCCGATAATTTGTGTAATGCCTTTATTCATCAGTTCTTCAACAATATAGCGATAATCTGAAGGGTAAAATTCATAGAAAATCTTTGTTAAATCTGATTTTGACACAAAGAGCTCACCGTCTTTAAGGGTAAACCGTAAAGGGAGAGTGCCAAAATTTGAGGTGAATACATTACACTTTTTATTAGACATTATAAGCCTTCTTTTTATCTAACACATTTCTCTAATCAACATAAAAACACTCACCAAAAATGAAGTGGACGGGTAAATTTATGTGCTATTAAAGGTTAAATAACAGTGATTGAAATAGTTCAAACTGTATCGAATGATAGATGAAAAGTTTTATTTTGACAAGAAATTGCTTGCAATGACTAAAAAAGAAATAAAATCTTACCGCATGAAAAAGCCCCTTTGTAGTCAAGAGGCTAATTTTCAGTTTTTTGTAAAAAGAAATATGTAAGCAATAAAGAATAGGATAAATGCTACAACAAGGATTTTTCCTATCGGTGGGTTGTTACTTTTCTTTTTATCTTCAGATTGGTTTAACTGCGAAAAATATTCAGCAATATCTCCCACATCTTTTCCTGATCTAATATCAAATACTCTTTGTATATCGCTCAGGTAAAAAACGCACATAAAAGGCGGTCAATTTAATAATCGAATCTATTTAAAGTTTTGTATTATGCGTCATTTTGGGTGCCATATCTGACTTTTGCAATGCGAAATTCAATACAACACCATCACGAATAAGAACATCCAATGTGGTCTGTTTTGAGCTCATAGTCGTGTTCATTGTAAAGGCTTGCGCAGAAGCGGATGATTCCGTATGAGTATAAACGTACTTAGTATCCTTATCGTTCAACACTGTTTTAAACTGCGGCTCACCGAACCATTGTACAATTTGCTGTTCAGAGGTTTTACCTTTTACAATTTCTTGCACCTTTGTTTCATCAATTCTTGCTCCGCTTTCGTAATTGCTTGAGTAAACACAGCCTGACAAAATCACAGAAAATAAGGTAATAGATAGTAGTTTTTTCATATAATTAATCTCCGTAATAAAATTGGTGATTACATTATATCCACAAAAACTAATTAATCTACGTCAGCAATCACAAAACTTCTTCAAAATTCAAAGAAAATTCATCAACCGCCCAATGTGGAGTATGTGTCCACGTTTTGCAACGAACAAAAATAGTTTCTCCGGTAGGGCATTCCCACTGAAATTTCTTATACCCACCATGCCGATTTAAAAAGGCAAGAATTTCCCTACCTTTATCCTTATTGACCGCAATAGTTAGCCCTTGATATTTTCTAAGGTTGTGATTAATGCCGTCTTGTATTACCTGCTCATATCCATTACCAAACTTAATGCTTTTAATGTTTGGCTCGTATGAAACAGGCGAATTTAGATTCACCTTAAAAGTAAACTTTTCCATTATCGAGATAACATTCCTCCGGAACGCATTTGCGCCGTTAATTCGGTACGCACCGCGCTTTTAATCTGATCGCCTAACTGTTTGGCTAAATTTTGCTCATTTCCTACCGCGCTTTCGCTTTCGCTAAAATGATTTGTTTGATTGACAATCACCGTTACACCACCTTGCGGACCGCTTGTGCTATTGCGCATATCCTTATTGCTATATACACGACCGGAACTACCTGGAATCATGTACTGCATGCCGTTTTTAGCTTGGTAAAGTTCAGGCTGTCCATTTTCGGCGACCCGGTACATTTGGTTGGCGGAAACCGCACCTCCGTTTTTTCTTCCAGTGATCGCCGCCGCTTTTGCAACAGCCGCCGTGCTTGTTATCGCCGCTTGGGCTCCTACCGCATTAGCGCCCTGTGTGGCAAGGGATACCATTGTGGCCGCCGGTGTAAATGCTGCTGTTAACACTGCTGCTTCCGCCATCTGAGAAGCAACTGCCGCCTTAGCTGCCGCTTGCCCCATAATCATTGACTTAACCTGCGCCATGCCCATTTCAACGATCGAGCCAATCACGCTATTTAACACAACGTTTGCCAAAGACTGGAAAGCCTCTCTTGCACTCATGGTTCCACTCATAATTCCGGCTAACGCCCCTGTAGCCCCCTGAGCCATTGCTTCTACGGCATCGCCAAACATTTTGGCGCCGTCACTAGACTGTTTCCATTCATCCCACTGTGCATCAAGTCTTTGTTTGCGATACTGATCTTCAATGGACGATCTAACCGCCTCGGCTTCTTCGATATGTTGAGGATATAGGGTTTTATACTCCTCTAACTGTTGCATTTGCTGTTGATACTGCTGTTCTAACGCAATAACCGGAGATTGTTGCGCTTGTAACGCGGCAAAGTTTTTCGCAACGGTTGAGAGGCTATACATAGCTACGGCTAATTCTTCGACTTTTTTCTTTTGCGCCTCAGTAGCCGCCGCACCAAGTCGCATTCTAGCTTCCATCTTGACAGCTTCAATATTAAAGCCTTGCTGTCTCGCTTGTGCTACTTTGTATTGCTCTTCAAGTCTTACAAGCTGTTCTGCGACCTGTCTATGCGCACTTTCCGATTTTTTACCCTCACTTTCCGCCGCTTTTGCCGCTTTTTCTCTCGCCTTCTTCTGCTCTTCTAATTTCGCATTCTCATTGCTCATAGCGACCAGTATTTCTTTCTGCTCGTCATTTAGATTTGCGTGTTCGATAGCATATTGTTTAGCAGCCGCTGCACCTTGCGTTAAAGCTATTTTTTGTTGCTCCAACGATCTCTTCATTGATTCAAAGTTGGAGTTTTGCGCCGCGGAGGCTAATGCGCCCATTTCACCTTTAAGCTCTTTCAGATATTCCGTTACTTTTGCTATAGTTGTCGCAGAATCAATAAGTTTATTTCTAAACTCCCCAAGGGCTTTTTCCCCCTCGCTTGTCGAGCCTTTTAACGTATTGAGATAAGTTATTAACTCATTAACTCTCTCAGGCGTTGGATTTTCTCCGGCTTCAGCAAGTTTTTTACCAAATTTAAACGCTTCATCGGCGCTAATAGCAAATTCTTTCGATAAGTGCGTAACGGTAGCTGTAATATTACTGCTAATCATTCGCCCCATTTCATCCGAGGCGTATCCTGTTTGTTTTAGCGCGGTATTATAGTCATCAGTCGTAATTTTGAGATTCGCAAGGCTTTTACCCATATTCTCAACAGAGACCTGACCTCCCGCTGCTCCGGTAAACCATGAACTTTGTTCTTTCGCAATCTCCGTAATTGCATCTTTTGCATTTCGGACTTTAAATGTAAATTCGTTGATTGCCGCTTGTTTTAGATTTTGCGCAAGGGTCGAGTTACTCTTAGCTAAAAATGCGTACTCATTAGACAAACCGGCAACGCCGCTTTCAGAAAACTTAATTACTTTATCAAGATCATTTAAGGCGGATTTAAGATTATCCACCTCGCTCTTTGATGATGATAAGCGAGAGATAAAGTTAGCAACAATTGCACTTCCCGCCGCAACTGCAACACCTGCCAACCCGCCAAAAGCAAAACCTAACCCGCCAATAGCAGTAGCAAGCTCTTTAACATCAAGATTGCCATCAGCAACAGCAATTCCAAGACGTTTTAGCACCGAGCCAAATTTCCCCATGTCGCCGGTGCTATTTCGGATCGCTTGTGTTGTCTTGTTAACCTGATTCTCTACGTTTTTAAAACCTTTTTCAGCTTTCTTAGTTGACTTCTCTACCGATTCCATAGCCTGATCTACTTTGCCCGTAGCTTCCATCAGTTTTGATGTATCCATATCTACTTCAAAATGGATTTCTCCTACTTGCATTTTTAATCTCCTATGGCTTTTGCTTTTTCTCGTTCGTATTCGTCCATGATGGCGTTGTATTCTTCTTCGGTAAAAAGACTTTCTTTTTTCTTCGGCATTTGGCTTTTTAATAGCTCTTGCAGTTCGGTCATCGTCAGATTTTCCGCTTCTTCGCGCGTCATACAAAAATGCGTTCTTGCAAGGCTAATATATTCAATGATGTTAAACTCGTCCGAGTAATTGTTTTTACTTTCGCTTGGTGGTGGCAAGTCTAATTTTGCTCGCCCAATAATGCCATGCTCCATTAATGACTGAGCAAGCAAAATAATTTGCTCAATGCTTAAAGCGCCTTTTCTGTATTTGACGCCACCTTTCCCTGCGACCCAGTACCCAATGAGAGGGTCTGTATCATCATCGCAACAACAAGCAATAACATTCATTGCATTAGCTAAAATCTTCCGACCAAAAATCGGGGAATTAAGTTTTTTTAGGGCGTAATTTTGAAACACCGGGCTTTTAGAAGTGAGGATTTTTTGTGCGGCATCTTTAATCTCTTGCCCGTGTAATTCGGCATAAATTCGCACAATTTCTCTTGAGTTCCCCAAGTGGTAGATATTTTTAAATGACGGCTTGAGAAAATAGCTTTTTTGCTTTGTTGTTATCATCATTTCCCCAATTTCTGTTATTGGTTGCATATCTACCCCATAAAAATAAATTATCCCCGCACATAAAGCACGGGGAGTGTAACTACGCTGTGGTAGTAATTTCTAAAGTTGATGCGTCACCAACTTTAAATTCAATGGAAAAAGTCACTAAGTCATTAGTGGCCGCTTCACTGCTTAATGCGGTGATAATCATTTTTCCAATAATTGTCATGGTCCCGTATTTTAAACGCACCCAAACAAAAGGTTGTTTGCGCTCTTTAATCGCTTTAACATACAAGGCAACAAGAGCATTGATACCCAACTCACCTTCCTTATCGCGTTGGCGCCATTCGCCCTCGCCGGAAATGCTAAAATCCGAGTTTGTTACTAATGATTCCGGAAAGCCGCCTGCATCATCCGCTTCAGACGTTACGGTGTTAGGGCTAAAGTCCCATGATTTAGTCTTCATTGCGCCCGCTGCCTTCCACTCCGCATCTTGCGGTTTAGCGTCCTGATTGGCATACTCAAGAACGACAGAGCGGCCTACCATTTTGCTAGTGTCAATTGTTTGTGCTTGACCCATTTTTATTCCTCTTTTGTGTAAATAATACGAAATTGTAACCGCAGGATCATGCGGTTATCCGTGGTGAAGATTGGTTGCGGAATCCCTCCGGTGTTTTCGATATAGCCGAAATTAGATACAGGGTTAGATAAAGCGTAGTTGATTAATTCAATCGCCTTAGCCTCAATCGTAAACCCCATGGCTTTACTGGCAATCAGACTCACAAGCAAGTAATGTTCCGAACCTAGGGTAGATATTTGCGAGCCGCCGCCGTTAGATTGTATAACCACATACGGCCCACCCTTTTTATCTTCCCATTGATAAAGTTGAATATCATAGCCTTGGAACAGACCGCTTTTTTCTATCCATGCCTTAAGAGCTTTAACGAAAGAAATCATAACCCCATTTCCTCTTTAATAATGCCCTCAAATGCCGATTCAGATTCTTTGAAAGCGGATGACAAAAATTCTTTCTTTGCCCCCGGCTTTCGGAATATCTGTTTAACATTCGGATCGTGAACATAGATAGCGTAATTAGCGGAATATCCAATGCGACCGGTAAGAATCGCGCCGTTTACCATTACCTCTGAATACTGGCTATTGATGAGCGTTGATGTATCAATTGGCGTATATTTGGCCGCAAGTGGTGCCACAATGTGCAATATTCTAAACATCGCGCGGTTTGCTTTTACACTTGCGGTTTCGCCGATAACTTCTGCAAGTTGTCGCTTTGCTTGCGCTATTCCATTAATCGTAATGCCCATCAGTCGCCGCCTGTAAACAATGCGTAATCGTCAGCATTTCGTTCAAATGTATCGGCAAAGCGCTGGATATGGATAATTTCCTCTGCGCCGGCAGAAATCGGATCTGCTTCGCTTGATTTGCCAATTAACAAGTAATCTCCAACGGACGCCTTTCCGTATTCGGTCCAGATGGTATTTTTGATTACGCGCTCGCGCCCAATATCTAAACTGCCTTTTCTGGCATTCATGCCGTAATCGCACTTGATGACAACCGGGCGATCAAACGTCAATATGCCGTCCTCATTGCGCCCTAAGCATCTCCAGATTGTGGCTTGTGCGGTATAGCTCCAGTTCGCGGTTGATGACATGACTACCCCTCCACAACAACGAAAAGGCCTGTTTTTTTATCTTGCGGTAGCAAGTCGTCAGCAATGCCAAGCGGATCTAAACCCTTAATCGCTGCTTTTAACTTAGCTACATCATCGGCATAGTTAAAACTTCGGCTTGCCCCACTTGCGGATGATTCAGAGGCAATTCGGCGCGCGCCAGAAGAAATAGCAAAGATGGCGACCAAGTAAAGCATAATCAGCTTTTGCGTTGCTTCCATGTAGTCGGCATTGGCAAACTTTTCACTAAGGCTATTCGCTTGCGCAAGGTAAAGCTCTAGCAACGTATCAGGCGGAGCAAATCCAAGGCTTGACAACATTGATTCAGCATCTTCTATTTCAATTTGCACCGCCATAGATTATTCACCTTTGCTCTTTTTATTAATTTTACCGGTTGCCACTTCAAGTTCGCCGTCAGCTTCATTTAAAACTTCCACTCGGCCAATGTAGGCTTCCGGTACTTCATCCACTTTTAATTCCATGCCTAACGGCAATGCCAAAAGCTCACCATCTACCACGCCATAAAGCCCGCGCTTGATTACTTTAATTAACTTCATTCCTTCTCCCCAAAAAAGAAAAGGGGCTTTCGCCCCAATTCTTAACCTTTTGCGTTAAACACCTTGCTCTTTCCGTTGAAATCGCGCTTGATTTGTAAACCGAAAGCCGACCAAACAACGGAGTTATAGTTGTCAAACGGATTTTGACGAGGGATCAAGAATGTTCCGACCGGAGCCGCAATACGAGTTTTGATGTACTGTTGGTTACGCACATAAGCCACAAAGTGGTTACCTTTGAGCGCAAATGTAGGCTCAATGGAATCAACGCGGCCATAACGCAAGATGTAATCCTTAACCGTACCCTCTTTAAAGCCATTAGCGTTAGAGTAAGGACGATCAAGATTGCGGTTGATTTCAGGGGATACCCATACTTTCACTTTTTCACCAACAAGGTTGTCATCCAACACCTTAGCAAAGTCGCCGGTGAAGAAGGCGATCAGCTTATCACCATCAGCAGTAGATAAGTCGATATTTAAACCGCCACTTGAGCCAAGGTTAATTTGATTTGTGTTTTCGTGGTTGGTGATACCTTTCGCGCTAAAGTTAGCTACTTTGAGATTTTCATCACCAAGCAACACATATTGCGCCATATTCGCACGGAGCGCCGCTGTCGCCGCTTCTTGGTCGTCCGACATTGCGTCAATGTTTTCAGTTTGCATACCTTGCCATTCGCGCCATTCGCGGCCGTAACCAGTTGAGAAAATCGGAATCGGATCACCGTATTGGTCGTAGATCACTTTATCCATGCTTTCTGGCACTTGACCGCTCATGGAACGGGAGACCACACCGGCGTCACTTGATACACGATACATTGCAACGGTTTTACCGATTGAGATAGAGGAGCCAAGGCTCAACAAGTCATTCAAAATCGGATTGCCTTGGTCGTCGCGGAAAACACGGGTAGTGATGCTATCCACTTCGCGCCAGTATTCTTTATCGACCAACGCCGCCTGATTTACAGCAAGCGAATTTTGGTAAGTGTTGGCTAAGTTTTGTTGATTAACGTTAAATACTTGGCGTTGTAACAACAACTGCTCCCACGCTTGCTTAACTTGTGCGGAGTTTGTTACCAATTCTTTATTAAAAACAATGCGATTCATTTATTCCCCTTATGCCTTACGCACTTTTACTAATTCAACACCATCTGATGCAACAGTATAAGTTTCACGAGCAATAAAAATTGCTTCATCAGACGCACCGGCTTTTTTCAGTGTTCCATCGCCATTGGAGGTTAACTTGTCGCCGACTTTCAAAGACTCACCCTGTTTCACGCGCACATAGTAATCTACGTCTTGTTCACAGATTACCGCCACGCCAGTAGCTCCAAGTGGTACATCATTACGGATATCACCACCTGCAATGTAATTTGTTTGCATTACTAATGCTTGAGTTGATTTACCGGCTGTTGCGTGTTTTTTTAATTTGCCAGCGTCCAAAAAAACTAACGCACCGGGCTGAATTGCTTCTGCTGTCGGTGCGTCGATTGTTTGCGGATCGTTTTTTCGTGCCGGGCCGGCAATAATTGTATGATAGCGTAATTTAGCCATTATTCAGGCGCCTCCATGTTAAGTAAGTCATCATCGGCATTTAACGCGCCCATGGCACCATTAATACCGTTCGGATTGATTGTTTTTGCATATAAGCCATTAAGCGCCTCGCCTTCCAAGGCATTCACGGCGGAATCATCTAAGCCAAAATGAGCTTTAACCGCGGCGCGTTTTTTCGCTAATTCTTCGGCTTGGTTAGCTTCGAGTTTTGCGGTAATTGGGGCTAGCGCGGCATTGACGGCTTTCTTGATTTTTTCTTCAAGCTCATCATCCTTCGGCTTTTCTTCTGGCTTGCCGTCTTTAGGTTTTTTTTCATCTTTAGGTTTGGCTTGCAATTCGTTGTAAGCTGTTAAAAGCTCATCATCATTCAAGCCATCAACTTTTACACCGGCGGCGTTTAATGCCGCAATGATTTTTTCTTTCATTGAGTTTTGTTCTCCATTAGTTTTTACTTCTTCGTAACCTACTCGTCTTACGACTTCTACGCGTTCGCCGGTGAGTTCAATTTGATTGTCGTCACCAATAAAATAAGGCTGTTTGTATTTCTTGCCGTCATATTCGTAAATAAAATACTTCGGATAAACGGATTCAATCCACGCCTTATAATTACCCCCACTTTGCTTGTTGACTAACTCATACAAAGCGCGGCTAATTTCTTCAAATGCCAAGTCGGAATTGACAGACAGGTAAAATTTAACCTTGTTCAACCAACCTTCCTTTCGGCAGTCCGCGGCGGTGCCCAAATCAACGTTTTCAACGTCTAAATTTGCACCGTCGGAATTAACAAAAATACCAACCCCATCATCAGGGGTTGCCGCACCGGGCTGATCTAACAGGATGGCGATATGGTCGAAAAACATATTGGTAGCAACCCAGTTATATTTTTTGCCTTTGGATGTTCCGCTATCGTCCTTCTTGTTTAAAATCAATCCTGTAGATACATGGATAGGCTTTGCTTCGGCATTATTGGTTAAATCATCAAGACGCTCCAACAAACGCTTTCCACCGTCTGTGCTTTCAGCAAATCGTTTGTTAATACACATATCAACAAGGACTTTGCCATTTTCTTTTCGCGCATTACGCGCCCACGCGCCTATATGGTGTTTATTAACCGCTCGCACATCACTTGCGGAAACGTATTTACCATCAATAACAGGGTGGCCTAATGGCATTGCATTTCCGTCTAAGGTTGCATAGCTCTTGTCAATTTCTGCCGCTGGATATAACCCGCCATTCATTACAACATCATCGACAAGTGGCACCACACCTTTAATAACAATGTGCACTTCCCCGTCAATTGTTTCTTCTGTAATGTTTCGGCTATTCAACACACTCAAAACATTAATGTTATTTTTCTTCATTTCGTTTCTTCCTTAATGCACCAACCCAATTTTCTCTTTCGTCTGACAGAGATTTAAGTAATGGCTCTATATCGCTCTTGCCGTCTTTATTCAGCACGATTACGGATTGCTTACAGTAACAATTAAACCGATTACCATCCTTGCTATACCACTCCTTAACCTCATCAACATCAAAGCATTTGCCGTGACGTGCCGCATGTGTGAGGCGGGTGGTTGGTTTAAGCGCCGAAAAGTGCAGGAGCTTTGTGTTTAACCCTAGCTCTTTTCTAGCTTCTTCCGCTTCTGCCCATTCCGCCCGTCTATATGCCGCCAATTGCTCTGTTTGTGCGATCAGCTTTGCTCGGCGATTTGATACATTTAACCGATCTTTTATGCTTCGAGCGGTAACCTTTACATTATCACCGTTAAATATCGCCTCAGTGATAATCTCAGCCAGTTCTTTTCTTACAGCCGCACTAACCCCCTTCCACGTTGCATAATTCGCCGTATGAGCGATTGAGAGGGTTTTCATGTACTGCGGATTAAATAAAATTGACCCAAGATTGCGACTGTTTCGGTATGTTTCTGATTGTAGGGTTAAATCGGTCACTGCGGATTGCGTACCTTTTTTGGTTGCAGTATCAATAAATGCATCAATCCATAACTGTCCGCCATCTTCTGCGCCTGATAACAAATTCCGGTCTAATATTCGCTGTATTGTTTCTAACAATTCAGCTAAATCAGTGGAGGTTATTTCTTCAAGTGCATTTGTTTTAAACCGTGGGGTAAGGCTCGAATCAAGTAACTGCCTGACTTCAATTTTGATTTGCTTAAATATCTGGTCGATACGTTTAAATGATTTAGCGATTTCTTGCCCCATACCAACCGGATCGGCTTTATTTCTCGGTATCAGTAGGGGTTTTATCTTCTTGTTGATAATCAAGCGGATCTATCTCCTCTTTTACCGTTGGCGGCATTTCATCATCTTTTAATGGCTCGTACCCAAGCACCTCACGGATTTCATTCGGCTTAATCACAGACATCCCGTAGGCGCTCTGTGATGTTGTTGCAACCGTTGCAAGCTCTTTAGCATTAGCTATCTTGTCGCGCTCACTTGGTGCGAGTAAATCAGACCATGAGATAGTAACTTCGCCGCTCTTTGGTGGTGGGATTATGCCAACTGTCCAAAAGCGCTCTAAAATCTGCGTGATAACTTCGCTCAAAAACCCATTTCTGCGCCCATTACAACGATTAGCCCAATCAGACTTATCTTCATCGGACGCCAATCGCCCCGTTTGCTGCCCAAACAAAATCGTAAAAGGGATTTGAATAGATGCCGCAAACTCATTCGCCGCCACCGTCCAAGTTGAAGTAGGGTCGACCGCTGCAACGGAAAGAACGGAAGCGTCACCCTCTTGAGTAATCAACGCGGAATCAATGCCGTTATTCAACCGCTGTATTTGGTCGTTAATCGCTCCGACCACATCGTTATACCCCATAGCCTCAGCTTGTCTTTTAAGCTCTCGCAAATCCACATTATCAGACATCTTAATGCTTAATTGTCGACTTGCATTCTTCAAAAAGCCTTCGGCACTACCGCCTGAGGTTTTTTCCAAATCCAGTAATTTGTTATAACCGGGTTCAAGTAGCGGCACGCCAGTTTCTGGTTGGTTATCATCACCGCCCTCATTTAACAAAATGATTCGGCTTTTGTGGATTTTGATACTACGCCCTTTTTTACTTTTGCCTACGGCGGATTCATTAAACTGGTAATAGACTGGTTCGCCGTAGTCTTCCTTGTTCAAGTCGGTTTGATATTCTGCGACCGTTAACTGTTCTTGCCAAACCGGGATAAGCTTAACTAATGCCAGCTCTTCTAATTTTGCTAATGATCCAGGTAATAGTTCACTTTCCCATTTTGCGCCGCCTTCCTCGCGCACATGGATAATTAAGGCGGAATATTGCCCCACAAGGTTTCGCTTGTCAGCCTCTTTAATGCTTTTCCACAGCTTCTTAAAGAGTTTATCCGCGCGCTTTTCCCATGCGGATGTTTTGTTTGATTCGTTACCTTTTGCGCCCTCTACGATTGTCGGCACATCTACCCAACAACCATCACTTAAACGGGTTACTGCGGCAAACCCAACGCTATTTCGCGTATAAGCCTTGTAATAATGCCTAAACGAGAGATTTTGCGGATAACCGCACTCAGCCCACAAAGTGCGGCGTTTTTGATTCCCAAGCCCATAAATAGTCGCCAGGAAATCTTGTCTTTGTTTTTCGATGTTCATTTATCCTCGTGATGAAAAGAGTAAGCCGGCGGCGTTTTTAGTTTGTATCAACGGATTAAGTGCATATCTCAACGCGTCGATGTAGTGATTGTTCTGGTCTAACACTACCGGCAAAATATCGCCCGATTTCTTATCCACCTTGTAACTGTAAAGGCGGAATTCTCGCGCGGTGTTTTCGCAGCGCGGGTGAATCACCACTCGCTTATAAGATTTAATGTGTTCGATGCCATCTTCAACACTGCCGGACCATTTACTGACCGCTTCAATTCGCCCTAATCCATGCCGGCGTAAGAAACTAATACTTTCAGGGCGCGCGCTGTCGGCTCGCTCGACGTATTTTTCAAAGTCGGGAATGTTTTTCATCAAGAATGGTGCGGTATCGTCCAACTCAAGCCCAATTTTGCCCGCCTCATGCTCTACATAAAGTTCGTCATTATGCACCCAACAACGCACTGCCGCCGTAGGGTCTTGAGCAAACCCAAAGTCCAACCCTTGATATGGACCATGCCAATCTTCTTTTGGTGAGAACTCATCAATAGTGAATTTCCCCGCAAAAATCTGTGCATCACTTTTGATGTTATACTCACCAAGCCAAACATGCCCGAATGTTGCCGGATTGTATTTACGGTCGTACTCCATTTCTTTTAGGAGTTCATCCGGTAAAAATGGATTTTGGTCGAAGTTCACGTGCGCAAGCGTGAAACCATCGGCTTGATTCGCAATCGCACTGTTAAAAAATTCATCTACAGCATCGCTTTCTTGATCTGGGTTCCAAGTAAACCAAATTTCACTGCCTGATTTACGGATAGTTGGTCGGAGTAACTGCAAACTGCGGTAAGATAGATTCTGCGCCTCTTCCACCCATGCGCAATCAAAACCCTCTAGGGATTTAATACTGTCGGCGGTATGGTCTTGCATACCTTGGAAAATCATTATCCCTTCGCCGTCCACACGCTTAATCTCATTCATGGTGATGTCAAACAAATGAGAAACGCCAAATTGACGAATCTTTGATTCGATCAGGGCTTTTGAGGAAAATTTAAGGGATTTTTGAATCTCACGAATACACACAAGCCGATAATTCGGATCGATAATTGCTCTTTCTACTTGAGCCTCCGCTACCGTGTGAGATTTGCCACTACCACGGCCGCCTTTTACGCCTTTGTATCGGCAAGGTTGAATAAATGGTAAAAACCATCTAGGCGTTTGAATCTCCAGTTCCATCTTTTGGATCTACCACTTTTCGGATAATTGTTTTCGGCGTCATCGAGCCATCGGAGGAGGTTAGGTCAACATTATTTGTCTCACGCCATCCGCCTTGTGTTTTAAGGTAAAAGATTTGCGCCGAAAGATTGCCTTCTCTCGCTTGTTGGATTAATGATTTAGCGATTGACTCAACGGCATTTGAACGCCCCTTTTTATAGCGTAAAAAAACCTCTGGCTGTCTTTCGCAAATGGCATGAAAAGTCGGTTTGGTGATTTCAAAATAATCCGCTATCTGTTCTATCGTTAAAAAAGCAGCTAACGCCTCCACTTGCACTAACTGCTCTCCGGTTAAATTTTTCTGAGGGCGTCCACCCTTATTCTTTTCTTTTTGCTCTGTCACTTAGTCACCTCTCTTTAACCCGAGTCGTGAGTATTTTTTATAGCTCATTCAAACACTGCAAGATGAGTTCGGATTATCCACCACCGAAATAGGAGCGCGTATTGACGTTAACCGGAGCGGGTTATACAACTACATGCGTACTGATGATAGATATAGACCACACTCATACATTCTGCAATTTGCGCTCGAGGAGCTAATTAATAATTTGCGGGAATCCAAAGATTTGTAATATCTACATCACATAACTTAGATATAGCCCCGATAATTTTTATACCAACATCAGGGCTAGATTTAAATTATGTAGCATACACTTTACTTTTTATCCTTGCGAAAGTGTGAAAGACAAGTCACAGCGGGAATTTTCATGATTCCCCGCTGCTTTTAAATATCTAAGAACAAGTCCATTTGTTTTAGCTTGGCAAGTTCTGCCTCAAAGTGCGCCTTTTCTTGTTTGCGTTGGTTTAGTAACTTACCGGCTATTGAACCATTAGCTCGTGACTTGCCTTCGTCTTCCAATAGGCGATTTAGTCGCTCTTGGATTTCATCACGTCGTGTGGTTCCTGTTGTCCAGTAATCCCAAAGAACTTCGTAGCATTCTTTTTGATAGCGGATCAGCTTTTCTTTTAGTTCCGGCTTAACTCGGTTAGTATCAATGCCAAATAACCAACCGTTGAGGTAATGCAACGGAAGGCAAACTGACTCCTGTTCACCACCATTAGAAGGTGTTCGTATGATACGAATACCTGAACTTAACACCTCTTTACGCTTCAATCGTTCAAATTGAGCGTGCCAAGCCAATCCGATATTCTCGCAAATAGGTTTCATTGGCACATAAGGTTTGTTATCATATTCAACGACAACAATTTCCGTTCCGAAGAACGGAGCTTTTAATATCTGCATATTAAACTCCATAAATGAAAAACCCGGTCAAGCGTTAACTTGATCGGGTTTGTTTTAGAAGTCCTAACCATCCTACCTATCGGCTTGGTATCTACCAATTTAAAGCTGTTAGACGTTAAAAGTTGTTATTTATCGTTCTTAGTTCGATTAATCCACTTATTGATATTGGTGATTTGACTAGCGCACATATCACGCTCACCTTGCACTATGATTAAATGCTCTACCGCCTCACCGTATGTACTGCCAGTGAATGGAGTTTTAATACAAGGCGTTAGAAATGCTTGAGGCGGATAAATATACTCCGTCTTAGTTGTTATCTTATTAGTGCAACCGCTCAATAGCATCGTCATAGATGCGAGTGTTATAACAAGGCTGTGATTTAATAATCTTTCTGACAATTTGTACTTTGTCTTGTGTTGCTTGTTTAATCTCATCGTTAATAGCCCTCTGTTGTTCCACTGCTTGGCGCTCCACCTCAATCGTATCTTTTAGCGATTGATTAACCTTTTCCTGCTCTGCAATGAGGCTAGCCTGTGCTTGGTTTTTGGCTCTTAAGTCATTTATCGCCCCGTGCTGATACCAAATCCAACCACACAGGCTAGCCAATACTGCAAGGTAAATCAGGGTTGATTTATTAACCATTACACCCCTCCATCTAATCCACCATTAACGCACGGAATAATCGGCATCGGTCATCTAAACCATTGGTGCCACCATTGATCCTGAGCGTCACTTTTTGGACAGAATCAATAGATGCCAAGTCGTTAAAAATCCAGTACCAGACTGCCGCTTTAACAGCTAAATCTAAGTTACTTGATACTTCTTTAGGGCTGATTGTATCGCCTAACCAATGGGCAAATCGGATATAGTTGTCTTTACCAGTGATTTGAATTAATCCACGGCCACGATAATTCCATCCGTCCATTGTTTCTTCTGGGCCGTTACCCATTCGACTAGCATATACTCGGCTTGCAATCTTTTCTGGTTTACGTTCGTACTGGCGAGCAATATTAAGATTCGGGAAATACTTACGGAAAACTCTCATCAATCCATCTGCTGAGTAATTTAAGTTTTCGCTAAAAGTGGTAAACCCCGCTGTTTCGTGTCCGCACTGAGCAAGAAACATCGCTTGTTGTTGTTTATTAAAACAGCCAGCTAAATCAATATGCTTTGATATCGCCTGATAAACTCCCTTGATTGCTTTTGGGAAAACTTTATTGAATGTCGTTTCGGGAATAATCATTGTCATCTTTGTCAATCCTACGATTAATAAACTTAAACAAGAATTCGCGTATTTTTTCGGTCCCAATAAATCCAATCATTGTGCCGAAAAAAGCTGAAAAATCTGCGTGTCCGAATATATGAGTACACACAGGCACCGCCACCCCAGCAATAGACGCACAAATCATTGCATCAATAAATACATACCGAAATGCTGGTTTTTTTCGCATAAATCCCATTCTTAAAAGCGACATAAAAACTGCCGCGCCAGCACTTTGAATTGAGCCGTTGCCAAAATTGATTTGTAACCAAGCCCAAATCAAAGCCCATACATCTGGATCTTTCATAGGCATTCTTTTTTACCTCAAATAAAAAAGCTCATAAGTAAACTAATACCTATGAGCCGAATATATGGCGGACGATGCTAGACTTGAACTAGCGACAAACAACTTAACAGGCTGCCACTCTACCAACTGAGTTAATCGTCCAATAAAAAACCCCGACCGTTTCCGATCAGGGTGTTGTTGAATTTATTTCGGTGTTCGATACTTACACTACGACCACCTTATATTAGTATGATAGGACAAGTTGACAAGTATGTCAATATATAAATCGAATTTTTTTAATATTTTTTCTTTTCTCGCTCTCTATTGCTAATTTAACTTCAATCTTGATTAGAATGTCGTAGATAATCGCTTTCATTAAGGCTAAATCTTTCTCTACTCTACGCTTACAGGTTTTTAAGCAAGGAATTCTAATATCACGCTTACCATTACAAGGCTGCATATATTGAGGCTCTTCACGCTCTCTCAACTTCACTGCAATCTTGTTTGGTGTTGATTTGTGGACGTAATACGAGAAAAGAATAAAATGCATCCGTTCATCGTATTTCTTGAAAAACATTTCAACCTGTTCACTAATCATCATTCCTAACTCATCATCGCAGATTGCACTGCTTGGCTCATCTCTAGGCTCTACGCTTTTCATAAGTTTATAGAGAATGTTTAGCTCTGGTTTATCCAATCTTCCGCTATTAATCCAGCCACCCCAAGAATACATTCTGTTGTCAACGAATTGCACTTGGTCGTAATCTAGCTCTGGTATTTCGCTGAATTTATTCATTCTCTAGTTCCTTAATTTTCGCTCTGTAAACCTTGATTAATTCTTTAAGCTCGGATATTTCCCATTTCTTAATTCGATGTTGATTTTCTTCTAGCCACTCAACTTCTTTTTCGCCAATCTTCTCAACCAGTCTTGGTCTATACCCGTGTATGTTTCCACCACCTACAAAGAGATTGCATCTAATACAGCCGGAATTAATATTTCTTTCGTCAAACCTTAAAAATGAACTTCTGCCTTGTGGGATAAAGTGTGATGCCTGAAATCTAGGTTTCCATGCTGCACCGCAAGCAATACAAGGCTGTCCTTTGTCTCTTAATCTAATGAACTTATTCACTTCTTTTTGAAGTGCTTTTAGCCAGTGTCCTCTATCGTTCTCTAGTAGTTTTTTCTTTCGCTCTTTTAATTGAGCTTTTTCTTGTTTATCCTGTTTTTCCCGTTTCTTTCTCGCCTGCTCTTTTGATAAAACTATCGCACATTTAGGCGAGCAGACTTTTTGTGTTGAGCTGATAGTTTTGACAAAGTAACAACCGCAGACTTTGCATTTGTGTTCCTTAGGTTTATTCATAGCTACCACCATTTGCCTGTTATCAAAATCACACCAATTACTAAAAAAGTGTATGCGGCAATTAAAATCCAAAGCTCTCTGTTATTCATCGTCCACCACGCTAATAAAACAAACAATTACAAATACAACCACGAAAAGAACTACTGCTAGGGCTATTTCTTCTCTCATTCGACTTTATCCTTGACGTATTTGAGTTCGTAATATTTCTTTTTCACGTCTAAAAGCTCGCCATTTAAGGCTTTTTCATATACGTAATCGCTATAAACATTAATACCTAGAGCGAAAGATAAAAAACTCAAAACTAGAGCTATAAAAACAACTGAACTTCGTGATAAGTATCCAATAGCAAAGCACCCCGCGATGATTAAAATAAAAATTAACATTCTCATATTTTAAAACTCCCATTTATCATTAAACTTAACACCATTCTCTACGCCCCACGCTTGAACATACTCGATAAGGCTTGCTAATCTTTTTACGCTCATTTGAGCAGTGCTTTCTCGCAGATTAATTACTTCACCTTCAATACCGATTACCATTTCAGCTTGTCCACCTGTTGCGATTTTGTGAGCCGAGACAAAAATCATCTTCCAAGTTTCGATATCTCGTTTCTTACCGTTAAATTCGCACTGTTTTGATATATCGCTTAGTAGTGCGTGTAATTTTGAATTCTGCTCAAGTGAGCGTGTCATAGGTTGGATTTTTACCACTAACGGTTTTTTGTCGTCCGTTGGTAGTTCTTTGATAAATTCAATGCAATTCAACCGCACTTGGTTTGAACGTAGAAAGAATTGTTTCTTATCCATTACTGAATCGCCCCTTTACCATAACTTTTCGCATAGCTTTTAGGTGCTTGTTGCGGTTTTTCGTTTAAATCTTGATAGGCTTTCGCTTGGTCGCAGTCTAAGAAGTGCCCTTTCTCAAATTTCATATAGGCAGTACCTAATTCGCCAAAACGATTTTTAGTGATGATGGCCTCAGAATACGGATTATCTGTATTGGCTTTATAAGCACCCTCACGGTAAAGCATAATGATTTGGCTCGCATCTTGTTCGATTGAGCCTGAATCTCTTAAATCGGAGTTTGCCGGACGTTTAACTGCTCGGCTATCCACTTCACGGTTAAGCTGACAAAGTAAAATAATCGGGATATTGAAATTCTTGCTAAACGTTTTGAGCTTGCTCATTGAGTTTGCAATGGCTTGTGTTAGGTTGATGTTGTTACCTTGTTTGTGATCCATTAAACCTAAATAATCAATCACGATTGCTGAAAGGCTGCCTACATCGCTCAAGTGTCTTTCTGTAATCGCACAGATTTCATCTGCTGATAAACCGCCACGGTCAACAAAATAAACTTTTTGCTCACGAATATCAGTGATTGCATTGGTTAATCGGTTGTAATCTAAATCGTCTAATTCTTGAGGATTGCGGAGTTTTTTAACGCCTACGCCACCAACCGCACTTAACAAGCGGTCAATTAATTGGAAATTACCCATTTCAAGGCTGAAAAATAATACTGAACCGTTGTTTTTAGCGATATTTCGTGTAAGTGTTAGGCTGAATTCTGTTTTACCAGTACCCGGTCGTCCTGCCACCACCACGATGTCAGTAGAATTGATACCGCCTAGAATGTTATCCACTGCCTCAATGCCTGTGTAAAGTAAACGCTCTTTAAAATCGCTTTGTGAGCGTTTTTCTAATACGTCAATGTAAGAATCCATTAATTCCCCCATTGCCACAGGTTTGATTTCTGTTTTGCTGACAAGGAGCTTTTGAATTTGATTTAACGCTTTTTGAGTTAATTCATTCACTTGGCTTTCGTTACGAACTTGTGACATTTCGCCAGCAAGTTTAAGCATTGTTTGTTGAGCCGAACGGTTTACCCAAGAGGAATGTATTTTTTTCGCATAACCTAGAAGATTTCCACCGTAGGTCGCTTTGTTTGCCATTTCTGCTAACGTTGCGAGGTTTTCGCCATAGTCTTGAGAAAGCAGCAGGAAGTCGATTAAATCGTGTTTACGAGCTTGTTTGCGAATGTTTGCGTATAAAGCACCTAGATTGTATGTTGCGAACATTTCAGGTTCTAACCAGCTAATCACTTCACGAGCTTGAGCAGTTAATCCAGTCGCTAGCATTGAGCTGATTAGTCCGTATTCTAGGTTGTATGTTGTGTTGTCAGTTGTGTTAATCATAATGAATCCTCGAAAGTGTTTAAGAATGTTTCTGGTCGCATAATGTATTTAAACTTCGCTACCCAACCGTTCCCATCTAGTCCACCAAAGAAAAACTTATTAGCTCGACTGTTTGCTTGGTTTAGAAAATCTTTGAAGTACTCTTTAAACACTTCAACAGAACAACTTCCAACATCTTCAGTTTCTAGCATTGTCTTTGCCACTTTGAGAATTGCTTTTTTTCTTTCAGGGCTTAATGTTTTTAACAAGTGGATTGGTGAACCGTTAAACACTTCATTCCAAGCATTCATCACTCCTTGATAATCAACTGATATTTTTCCACGCTTAGATGTTTTTGTTTTTTCGTCAGCGTGTTCTGCGTTAGCAGAAATTTCATCGTCAGATATACGGTTAATTGATAGGTTAAAAGAGTGACTGGTTATGGGTGCAGATTTTTCACCACCCCCTAGTGCAGATTTTTCACCCCCTAGTGCAGATTTTTCACCCCCTAGTGCAGATTTTTCACTACCCTGTTCAAGGTGTAAAAGATATAAATTTGCACTTGATCCATCTTTATTTTTTCGTGCTTTCTTGGTGACAAATCCCATTTTTATTAAATCGTCAATATGGCTAATTGCACTACGTTTTGACATTTCGCATTTGTCGGCAATGTATTGATAACTAGGGAAACAAACTCCGTCATCGTTAGCGTTGTCGGCAAGTTTTAAAAGCACAAGTTTTCTAGCTGGGTTTCCAACTTCGCAGTTCATGGCTTGAACCATTAATCTCATACTCATATTTCCAATTCCTCAATCGCTTGATCTGTTACTCTGTCGTATTCTTTTTGGCTTGCGTTTCGCTCTCTTAGCTCTCTTTTAACTGCCTCGTATGCTAGGATTCGCTCTCTATCGTCTAAGCTAGCTACAAATTCGGGTGAGAATAATCTTTTCATATCAAGCCTCCAACCAATACTGAGCAACACGTTTTCCGCTTGGCACGGTAATCATTTTGCTGATGATGTTGTGACCACGTTTTTTAAGGTCGTAGATACGAGCGCCAAGACGTAAGCAGTTAAAGCGCTTTTCTGCGTCTAAATGCGTTAATCTCTCGCCGTTTTTGAGTGCTTTTAAAATCTGTGCTGATTGTGTTTGACTTGTCGTCTCGTTTGGATTAATATTTTCCATAGAAATAATTCCTATACTGAAATTGCCTCGGTGTCCGCCGTGGCTTTTTTATTTCTTGTGTAACACAATCGCACATTCAATCGAATGTTGTGTTGCAGCCAAATGTTTACTCAATGCTTGAAGGATTTTGTCTTCTTCTTTCGAAGTGATTTCACCGTCTTCTAACGCTGTTTCTAATACAGCAAATAACAAGCCTCGAGCGGAAAGCTCGTGCAGTTGTAAATTGGCAAGCTCAACCTTGTCTAATTCATCCTCTGCTACATCTGGTACAAAACGACCACCTGCTAAACGGCATAATTCATCGATAAAATCAGTGCATCCATACTCAAGCTGAAGTGCGATCAGTTCTTCGTTTTTGAATCGTTGGCCTTTTGTTTGATATAGGCGATTGTTTAATTCCGCCTCTGAAAATCCGAGAAAACCAGCTACCGCACTTTTGCCACCTGGTACTTTCTCAATCATCTCTATAATGGTTTGTTTCATTGCCATAATTTCTTTCCGTTTTTTATGGTTTTCTTTTTGATAAGTGCCGATACACTAAATCTATGATTTTTGGTAAAGCTCGCGATCTATCTTTAGCTTTCCATTAGTGATTTCTTGTAGTCGGTACGCATTTTTCTCTGGGATTACATCTTTCCATTGAGAAACGGCGGCTACGCTAATAGAAAGTGCTTTTGCGACATTTTCGAGCTTTCCAAAATGAGCAATAACATCATTTTTAAGCATGATTCATCCTTACATTGTTTAAGACTTCTTAAAGTATATTATTAAAGAATACTTAAATCAACATTTGTTAAGATAACTTAACTAAAATTTTTTGAGGGTATCTATGAAAAGCGAAACGATTGGGAAGCGTATAAGACAGCGTAGAACTGAGTTAAAACTTACTCAGAAAGATGTCGCCAATGCCATTAAGGGTGTATCTCATGTTGCCATTTCACAATGGGAATCTGATACGACTAAGCCTAATTCTGAAAATTTAGTAGATCTATCAACGGTATTAGAATGCGATCTCCTGTGGTTATTAAGGGGGGAAGGCTCGTCTTCAAACGTAATACCGGCAAGTATTGGCGCGAATAAGGTTCCTTTAATTAGTTATGTGCAAGCGGGCACTTGGACGGGAATTGATGATTTAAAAGAAAGCACCGGTGATTTTAATTATATCTACACATTTATAGATACGTCTGACGACGCTTTTGCCTTAGAAATAAAGGGAGATTCAATGGAACCCGATTTCAAAGCGGGCGATGTAATAATTATAGATCCACACATAGAGCCAAGAGCTGGCGAATTTGTAGCAGCTATTAATGGCGATTATGAGGCAACATTTAAAAAATATAGACCGATTGGCGATATAGACGAGTTGGGGCGGCATCATTTTGAGTTAGTGCCATTAAATTCAGATTACCCTACATTATCTTCCCTGAAACAAGAAATTCGGATTATCGGAACAATGGTTGAACATCGAATTTATCGCAGAAAAAGATAGTAACTAAAGATATTCATTTAGTGTTTTTTAAAAGGGTATAATCTTATGACTAAAAAAGATGTTTTTTACAGAATAAGTGGCGATGAGTTCGCCGAATTTTTGAATCACAAAGGCGCAAGTTTAAACACTTTTCGCTGCCCTGTTTGTGGTAATGAAAGCCACTCTTTATTAGATTGCGAAGATGTGATTAATGGAGAAACGGATAAGCCATTGACGCCGCAAAGAATTGTTTACCAACCAACACTATCAGGTACTCAATATCCAGGTTTAGTAGAATTAAGAACAATGATCGAACAGGGTAATGTGCCAAGAGCGCAGTATAGTAGCTTGGCATCGGAATTTGGCATAATAATAGGCACACAACATTATTCGGCTCCTGTCATTCATTTGATTTGTGACAATTGTAGCTATGTGAGAACGTTCAGAAAAAATAAAATCCTAGAATACTTGAATAGTAAAGAGGATAATCCTAATGAAATCTAAATTTAAAGATGAAAATATTTCGTCCGCCCCCTATGATCAGTTCTACCAAGGTGGTAATATACCATCTAGTAACATAAAGGGCGAAACTCTATATATGAGAGATGAGGCTATTTTTACAGATTATACATTTAGAATGAGCGAACTAGAAAAAAGCGTATTTAGAATAGACAAGGATTTAGGCGAGATCAAGAGCAATTACGCCTCTAAAGAGTATCTATCCGAAAAGTTAAATTCTAACTTTAAATGGTTGTTAGCAATCATTTTAGGTGTCGCTGCCGGTGGCTACGCTTTACATTGGGACACTCAAAAAGAAACTAATCAGCGATTCTTACAAGTCGATAATAGATTTCAGCAAATGGATGAAAAACTACACTCCACTGATGTTCGCTTAACCAAAGTAGAAGTAAAACTTGATAGCATTGATACTCGTCTTGCTATGGTTGAGAAGAAAGTTGACAGCATAGATGACAAGTTAGATATACTGATTCAACAAAAACAAGCAAAGCGATAATTTACCAAACCGCCCTCGTGGCGGTTTTCTTTTGCCTAAAATTCACTGCACTTTTCTACCGCACTTTTTCAAAGTGTAGCCCTATTTCATTTCTTCATTGTTCAAAAATCAAGCAACCGAATCAATCCAACTCGTTGAAATTTAAGTAATCTTAAAATATTTATTAATTTTTCTTAAATTATGTATTGCGTTTTGATTTAAGTTTTCTTAAACTACACCCATCAAAACGAGATACACATAAACATCTCGATGCTCTTTAAAAATCAGATTAAAAACACATCGACCAACACTTAAGCGCAATTAAGTGCGGCAGTGAGAATGACAAAGCTCACCGATTAATTAGCGATAAGTAGTTAGGAGTAAGTGACTTATGGTCTTGTTGTGATAACACGCCAATCCAGATGGATCGTAAATAGCGATGAACGGATGGAGAAAACCTTACATTGCGGTGTGAATGCTTACGGAAGTGCAAACAAAGCCAATTGGTGGGAATAGCTAAACGTAAGCAACAGAACAGAGTCTTTTATTGCAATGTTAGACAAGCCGATGACTCGTAGTGAGACTGACAGTAATGCGCTCCCAGGAGGGAGGCTAACAAGGCGGCATGAAACAAACTATGCACGTCAACGTGACGTAAGAAACGTGACATACCGGAGAGACGGTAAACTGCCGCGGTAGCTTAATAGGTAAAAGCGACCGGCTCATAACCGGAGGATAGTTGAGTTCAAATCTCTCCCGCGGCACCACTTTAAAGCACATTTGAAGTACAGAGACACAACGGCAAGTGAAACCGTTGCGAATGATAGAGAGAAGTGTGCTTTGAAATGGCAAACATAAAACAAACGAGGTTAGCCGAACATGAGGGCTTAAAACTTATGCGGTTCCTTAGGTTTGCCCTCCGTAAAACGAGGGCTTTTTTATTCTCAAAATTACTTCTTGGGTTTAGGTGGGGGGCGTTTTGGAACATAATGTTCAAATGATGGTTCCGGCTCAGTCATTAAAAGAATCTCCTGAAAAATAAGCAATGAAACACTGATAATAATCAAGTTTAGTGTAGTCACCTCGAGAAAGTTGGATTGCGGTTCTTTTATATGCAATATCCTCAAATGCGCCAACAATCTTAATCTCATCTATCGGCAAATTTAACATTTCATGATCAATGTCTAATGTCGGATTATGGCGATATTTAGAGATAATTGAGCCATACTGCCGATAGAGCTGATTGGAAAGCAGTGCTTTTTCATCAAATTTATACACGAAGGATAAAATTGCGGTTGCCGTTACGATAGCACCTGTCCAAAATGTCCAATGATAATCAGACAATAAAGGAAAGGTTTTCGTTACATCTAACGCCAAAGAAGATCCAAATAAAATTTGAATAAACGTAATGATATTAGCGATTCTTGAATTAAATGTACCATAAATTTTGGTTAGATTATGTGCGTAAAATAGAGAAAACTCACTGTCATTTGTCATTTTATTTACCTTTATTTGGTGGCTGTTTGGGCGCAGGTGGTGGTCTTTTTGGTTCAAAGCGCTCGTTAATTGGCTGTGGCATATAAATTCCTATAATTGTTGAGGTAAGAGACCAACGATTATATTCCTTGTTGAGGTAAGAGACAACAAGGCGAGTTTTACGGTTCTCGTTAAAAAACCGTATTGACAACACCGCTCACTTCGGATTAAGATACCCCCACTTTCAACAGAAAGTCGATAGCCACAATTAAGTGGCTTTTTTTGTATCTAAATCCAGGAGCGGTTATGGTAGCTGAAACACATTACACGATAGACAAAAATATGAAACTACTCATTGAAATCGATAATAGCGAACCATTACAACTCTCTACTTTTTGCCAAAGTATGGAAGGCATCGCAGCAGAATATCGCCAATTTATCCAAGATAATAAAATTGACATAGAGCCTTGTGAACAGCACATCTATGTTGAAAAAATAACGCAAGGATGTTTTCTTGTTGAGCTTGCCGCATTAGTTTCAAGCACCTATCCCCTCATAGAACAAGCAAATGCCATTTTAGAATTTGGAGGACATCTCAAAATGATTTTTGATTGGGCAATGAATAAAGGAGAAAGACCTGAACGACTCACACCGGCAATGTTAAAAAATGCGAGTAATATTCTCGAGCCGATTGCAATCGACCCTAAAGCACAGTTCAATCTTCAAGTAACGGATAATAAGGGGGATGTTCATATCTACCTACAGGGTGACAATGCTTTAGCAGGATTAGCTCAAAACAATATTAATCGAGAACTAAGACTACTGAAAGAGCGTGACGATAACACCTTACACAATACTCCTCTATATTGGTCATCAACTGCTGATGCACAAAGTAAAGCACAAGATCGGGCTATTATCCCTGCAGTATCTAGCAAACCTGTAAGAGTAAAATTTGAAGATAAAACCCTCAAAGAAAAGATGATCTTAAATGAAGAATATCCTTATCATAAGATTTTCTTAGTGGATGTATTGGTTGAATACATTGATGAAGAACCGGTAATTTACAAAATCCTAAGACTAAACAGCTCAATGAATAAAATCTAATTGACAGCCGCAAAAAACTAAAATACTATTCGCCTCAAGGTGTCGAAACCTCAATATGTTCAAGGCGGATAGTTCAACTGATCGCCACAAGGCGATTTTTTTATATCCGTAATCCTGACTATGTCGGGAGGGCGACTAATACAATACCTTCGGGAAATACGTCCAGCCCTTTCCTTGAACGGGGTTTTCGAACCTCCCGACGCCACTGTCGAAAGTGGCTTGTTAAACAAATAGTTCGAGGATTACAAAATGTCAGCCCTTACAATTTTCAATTTTGAAAACACTCCTATTCAAACCATTGTAGAAAACAATGAAATCTTTTTTAGAGCAACTCAGCTTGCAGAATTGTTGCAATATAAAAATCCACATAAAGCGATTAAAGATCACGTAGATCCTGACGACCTAACGAAACGTGAGATCGTGAATACTATCAATAAACGTGCTCAAGTTCTTTTCGTGAATGAAAGCGGAATGTATTCATTAGTCTTGAGTTCAAAATTAGAGCAAGCTAAAAAAGTAAAACGCTGGGTCACTTCTGAAGTGTTACCGGCAATTAGAAAAACAGGAAAATATCAACTTCACCCTCAACAGCTCGCCTTGCCTGAACCGCAAAAATTCACCTTTGAATTTACCGAATATGAATTACAACAACTTGCTTGGTTGTGGTTTGCTTTCAAACGTGGCGTCGGCACATTTCAACATATCGAAAAAGCCTTTAACGTTTTAGGCTCGAACATGAGCGGGCAAATCTACGGACAAGCTTACGAATATTTAAGCGTGTTACGCTCAACAAACAAAATCTTAAACCGCATCACAAGCGATTTTAACATCGACCCAATGACAAACTGGCGTGTATTAAAACACTTGCGAGGCTTTAATCCCAAAGCAGTCAAAATAGACTTCTAAAAACAACGGAAAATCCGACCGCACTTTTGAAAAATCGTGTGGCGGATTTTCACACCCTAAATTCACTAAATTGATTAAAAAGGAAACAAAAATGCAAAAATTTACTGATGTATTCGCTGAAACCATCCCATTTCTTTGTAAAACAGCCATAGCCTTTACCCTCGCTTTTTTAATTGGCGGTATCGCCTACTGTTTTGCCGATGAACCTACCGACTGGCACGACAACACACTAAGCGAACAAATCCAACAAGAGGCACGTGCGAAAGCCAAAGCGCAATGGCGTGAAGAAAACGGAATCTATCAAGCAAATCTTACCCCACAGGTCAATGCTGATATGTATCGTTATGTCGAACAAAAGCAAGCCGAAATTAACCGCACTTGGAGTAAATAATGAAACTGACTTACAAAACCTACGCAGAATCTGCAGTAAAAGCGGAAGCTATTTTGGCGAATTATGGGTGAACAATAAGCTGTATCAAAAAACCGCCTACTTTGCCAATGAAGCCATTGCAACCTTACGTCTAAATAAACGAATCGAAAATTTTAATGCAATGGAAAACACCAAAATTCCGCCTTATCAAAAAGATGCGGAAACCAATCAATTTCCAGCTGCACCGAAAAAAAGTGCGGTAGAAAAAGAAGTGGTTATAACAAAGCCACAAGGACTGACACTCACCCAGCCTAAAATCAACGTTAAAACCAAGAACAAACCGACTACCCCCCGTCGAAAACCGTTCACCCCTTATGGATTAAACGGCTATTTTATGGATAAACAAGGCAATATCCGCTTGCATTTAGACCGAAAAGCACACGCACATACTATCGTGCTAAACCCTGAAATGTTCTCGATGCTTGCCAATATGGTGCAAGCCACACAGGAGCAAAGCAATGAAACGCACAACACTATCTCCTTGGCAATGCGATAACCCCTATGATTACTACGCACAATTTGAAACCGAAAGCATAGAGCGAGACGAGCCAGAAGAAGATTGGCGTGAACCTGAAGATGCTGATTGTGAATATTGGCAATCCAATTGTTATGGGAGAGGTTAAAAATGGAAGAAACACCGCGTGAACGCCTAGAAAGCAAGGCGGAATTGCTAAATGCTATTCGAAATTGGTTATGGCAAGAACGGATTACGCCAGAAGAATTACAAGCTGAAATTGAATATATCCAGCAAAACCCACTACCATTTTAAGGAGTTACTATGAAACTTTACGAAATCACCGAACAACTCGAAAACATCAAAGAATTGCTCGAAAACCCTGAATTTGCAGATAACGCTGATATTGCCAAAGCATTAGATGCAGTGCAGCAAGATTTTGACAAAAAAGCGGAAAATGTCGTCTATGTCATTAAAAATACAGAGGGCGATATTGAAGTGATTGACGCTGAAATTAAACGCTTACAGGCAATGAAAAAACAACGCCAAAACGGTATTGAGCAGATTAAAAACTATCTCAAACACAATATGGAAGCAACAGGAACAGCAAAAATTAATTGCCCCTTGTTTACCATTTCTTACCGTGAAAGTAAGCAAAGTGCGGTGCAATTAGACGAAGATTTATTTCTCGCCAACAACTGCGATGAAACCCTTGTTAATGTAAAAATCACAGCAAATAAAACCGAAATTAAAGCACGATTAAAAGCAGGGGAAGAAATTCCTGGTGCAAAATTGGTTGATAGTCAAGTTCTGACAATTAGATAAGGAAAGAGAAATGGAACTGCAAAGTGCAAATTTAAGTGAGCTTATGCCTGAACTTATTCAAGCGATTAGCCAGCTTGGCAATCTAAGCAAAGATAAACAAGGTTATGGTTATAAATACGCAGAACTAAGCAAAGTGCTTGATACCTGTCGCCCAATTCTCGCGGAACATAATTTAGTTATCACGCAACTTGTTACTGTCCTAAATGACGAGCCAACACTAGTGACAACGCTATTTCATAAAAGTGGGCAGTTTTTACGGAGTTGTTATCCATTGGTTAAGGCTGGAGTTAAGCAAGCTAACGATGCTCAGCAAGTTGGTGCAGCCATTACTTATGCACGGCGTTACGCTTTAACTGCAATGTTATTTATGGCGCAAGAAGATGATGATGCGGCAAGCGTGGGAAAGCGTGAGCAGCCATCGTCCCCCAAGTCTGAGCGGCCAAACAACTCCAACAAATCAACCCAGCAGAATGTGAATTCTACTCCAAGTGAGCATTATCACGATGATGTTGAGAATTTAAGAAAGAGACTTCTTGGCAAGACAAAAGAACAAATTGAAAGCGAACAGCTTTACGATAAATCAATCAATTGGTTGAAAGAAAATAACCCTGATTTGATTGATGAATATAACTTGATGTTTAACGACTTCTTAGGAAATTTACTATAAGGAAACAAAATGAGCGTGAATAAATGCCTTTTTATCGGCAACCTAACCGCAGGCCCTGAAATCAGAACAATGCCTAACGGTGAGCAAGTGGCTAACTTCTCTATCGCACTTAACGAGCGATACAAAGCGAAAGATGGAAACGTTGTAGAAAATGTTGAGTACGTTCGCATTGTACTCTACCGAAGATTAGCCGAAATCGCTGGCCAATATCTACATAAAGGCTCACAAGTTTACATTGAGGGGCGATTAAAAACCCGTAAATGGCAAGATAACAACGGACAAGACCGTTACACAACAGAAATTCAAGGCGATAACTTACAGATGTTAGGTGGCCGCCAAGATTGGCCTAAACAATCGAAACCAGAGCCATTAAGTGCAATGGCTGAACAAGATGATGGATTTAGCGATGGAATTCCGTTCTAGGGGTGAGTTATGGGTAAAGAAATAACACTTACCCTTCTCGAGGGGCTTAAAAAGGCACAGGTTTGTGCTGATAGTATTTTTTACATTAAGCCAGTTGGCGATAACTCTTTCGTATCAACAACAGACGGAAAGAGTTTATTCGTGAAAGAAAGCAAAAGCCGAATATTAAAAATGATTGAGACCGCCAAATAAGGCGGTTTTCTTTTAGGTAAATTATGAACAAAGGATAAAAAATGAAAGAGCAACAAAAGAAATATGAGCTAACCGATGAGTTTATAGAACACTGGAGTGGCAAAAAACTATACCGAATTAGAGCGCTTGTTGCATTTGGTTTTGTTATGGCTGGACAGCTTGGTGGGTTTGTTGAGTCAGAAAAAAATTTAGATCAGTCATTGTCCGGTAACGCTTGGGTGTACGGTGACGCTCAGGTGTACGGTAACGCTCAGGTGTCCGGTGACGCTCAGGTGTACGGTAACGCTCAGGTGTCCGGTAACGCTCAGGTGTCCGGTAACGCTTGGGTG